TATAACACGCAGATATACGTACTTAAAAGAGTATTTAACAAACTTAGTGTAAGTGATGGAATTACCATACTAGGCGATGGATCATTTCAGAAAGTAGAAAAAAAAGAGAACAATCTAATTGGGTGGTCACTATCTTTAGTCGTGGAGGTTGCAGATGATGTTATGAGATTTTGCTAGTATGGAAGTAGAAAAGGAGCTAAACAAATTTGGTAAAAGATTAGTACAAGCCAGTCGCAGTAGCTTAACACAGCAAAAGATCAATGCTAGTGGTGAGCTTTACAAGTCGATAGGGTACGATCTAAAAGTATCTAAGAATAGCTTTGAGTTTAGTTTTGGCTCTGGATTGGATTACGCTAAGTTTCAAGATCAGGGTGTTAGTGGAACTAAGAAGAAGTATAAGACACCATTTAGCTACAAAACAAAGAAACCGCCCGCAAATGTTTTCGAGTCGTGGGCAAAACAAAAAGGAATTAAACCACGATCAAAAGAAACTGGACGGTTTACAACCCTAAAGTCATTTGGGTTTGCTATGAGCAAACACATATTTAAGCAAGGGATAAAGCCTAAGAATTTTATAACACGCCCTTTTGAAAAGGCATTTAAAGCCTTACCAGAAGATTTAGTTAAGGCTTATGGCTTAGAGTTAGATAGGAGCTTGCTGCGTTAAAAACAAAACCGTGCAACTTTCCGTTAATAAAGTATGGCTACATTTTCAGAAATAGATATTACTTTTTTAGATTCATTTGAGGTTAACACTGCTACAAACGTTCTAAATATAGGCTACACCAACAATCAAACAGGAATAAGCTTTTTGATTAACGAAACGATAGTAACAACTAGATCACAAACTGGAGAATTTTCAGTGGGTACGGATGCAGCTACACAAGCGCAGTTCTATAAAGATGCATTAGATTTAGACATAGTGCCTTCAGGAGATTGGGAGGTATCAATATCAGGCGCAACCGTAACCGTAAAAAGTACTTTGGACTTTATACAGTTTCAGATAGCAGCAGCAGGATTTCCTAATAACACCAGGATAACTACAGTTTTTAGAAACCACACTATTCCTATCCAAAGGACTGGTGGAATACTCCCAGCTCGATCAAACTACTACATCAATAGAGATATAAACGATGCAGCTATAACACAACAAATAGTTAAGATATGGGTTGAGTCAGGTGAGTTTAACAATAACTATGCACAAACTACCCCTAACTACAGAGCTACACAATTACGCCCTAGTAGCAACTGGGATAGTTTTGATTTTGCAGTCAGTCAATACGCTAGGGATTTTATAAACCCAACACTGCCAGACCTTTCGGTAAACCTAGAACCTAGCAACGAAGGATCAGTAATTGCTATGAGTGTATCTACAAGAAACAACCTGCAAGCTCCAGACCAGCCTGTATTAAATCAAGTAATAACAACGCTAGGATATAGCGGTTATAATTTAGGAGCTAAACCGATATACAATAAAGATATATTACTTTGCTCAACTATGAATCAAGTAAAAAAAGGCGAAAAGATTGTAGTGCCTATTTTTACACTAGGTGGATTATCACAAGTAGTCTTAAAGGGTTCGGACGGCACAATTATTGATACTGTAAATGTAACCGCCACCAATTTTATAGAAGATGCTATAAGCTATGCGGTATTCTATACAGATAACATAGATGATGAGTATGTGACTGTAAACGATCAGTATCGCTTTGAGCTTATAAATGAGTGTAAATATGATACAGAGGTTGTTTATTTCCTGAATCGTTACGGTGCATTTGAGGGGTTAACGTTCTTCAAAACACAAAAAGAGAGTATTAAAGTTGAGCGGTTTGGAGCGTTTAAAAACAACTATGTAGAGGGCGGTGTTTACAGTAACAAAAGGCATCTGTATAGAAACGGTGGCGTTCAAGGTAGAGAAACATTGCGGTTAAGTAGTGGGTATGTAAGCGAAGCGCAAAATGCACAGTTTGAAGATTTGCTGTTAAGTGATTACGTTTTTTTATCTGATAACTCTCCTATTAATGTAGATACGAATAGCATTGAAAAAAAGACTAGAATAGTAGATAAATTGATTAGCTACGATATTAGTTTCAAAATGTCTAGCGATTTGATTCAGACTGTTTAAGTGATAATTTGTGTATATGCTTTAAGGTATAATTTGTCTTAAATAAAAGATTTTATATGCTTTAAGATACAATTGTGTTTCTAACAGTTACTAATTTACAATTAACCCCTTTAGCTTTTAATGTTTTTTAACTGTTTTAACATACTTCCAAAAATTCAAATCAACTTCAATATTCGCTTTATCAGAAATATGCAAGTACTTACCATCTTTGTTTTTGTAAATTTTAAAACTCCCAGCTAATCTTTTTAGCCGGGAGTCTGTGTATTCTTTTAAGCTGTCCATCTTGTTCCTATTTCTGTATTTGCTTTCATTGGCTCAATGTTTTTAGTTTCTAAATTCATAACATTTACCCAAGTTCCAAAATCATCAGAGTAAGAATCTAATATCACAAATTCTAAATTTGTATTAGCCATATCATTATAAGTTACTACTGTTCCTATTGTTAATTTTGCAAAAGTGTTGTTTAAAGATCTCATAATATTTGTGTTTTTAATTATGGTTCAAATATACAACAATAAAACAAAATACACAAGTTTCACGTTAATAATTAATGCAGCCACAATTATTTATTCAAAGCGAAAGACTAGACTTATACCCTGATGAATCAATCAATTTGAATCAATCAGTTCAATCACTTAGGGATTTAACTAAAGTGTTTACGGACTTTACTAAATCGTTTAAAGTGCCAGCTAATGCACATAATAACGCTATATTCAAACATTACTACCAGAGCCAAATTGATGATGGTTACGATGCTAGAACTAAAGTAGCTGGTCGCATAGATATAAACGGCATTACTTTTAAATATGGTAAGATACAGCTCAACAGCGTTGGCATAAAAAGCAACGTTCCAGAGTTTTACGACATTGAATTTTTTGGTAATACCATTGAGATAAAAGACTTAATAGGAGATGATACTTTGCGTGATCTCACATCGTTAAGCTCACTAGACTTTGACTATACAGCCGCTAACGTTTACAACCGTTTACAATCAAATCAGGATATATCATTTGCGGTTGCTAGTTATGACAGACGCTTTATATTTAGCGATACTAACCAAAGCACAGATAGCCTTGTAAACATTGCTTACAACCCCTCATTTACGGACGGAATCGACTGGAAGGAGTTAAAAGGCTTTATAAAATTACGTGCTATACTTGAAGCTATAGAAACGAAATATCCACGCTTAAACTTTAGCCAAGACTTTTTTGGACGTTCTGAATTTACTGACTTGTATATGAGTTTAGGAACAGGAACAGATAAGACTAATCCTTTGGATGTCACAGGTTTGTCAACTTTAGATGTTACCTCCTACAACTTTACAACATCAGTAAAGTTCAAAAACAGACATACGGTTAGTTGTGTAGTTAATAGTGGTACTAGTGATTATCGTTTGGTTATAACAAAAGATGAAGAAAGGATATATGAAAGTAATTTTGTTAACGGAAATTATAATTTTTCATATTACGAATACGATTCATCAGAAGGTAATTTCACCTATAAATATTTAATAGAGTCAGACAATGCTTTGCAAATTGATGCAAATATAGTCTTTAGTGAATATCAATATACTTTCCTTTCTAATTTAACTATACTAGCGCAAGAAATATCAACTAGCGCCTCAATTACCACGGCACAGCCACAATTTGATACACTTTCAGAGATAGCGAAAATAAAAGTTTTAGATTGGTTTACGGCAATTATTAAAGCCTTTAATTTAATTATACAACCGCAGCAAGACGGTACGTTATTAGTTAATGACTTAAATAGCTGGTATAAACAAGGTAACATTACAGATATAAGTGAGTATATCGATATAGAAGATATTAAGGTAGGGCGAGGTGAGCTATTTAAAGAAATAGAGTTTAAATATGAAGAAAGCGAGCAAATACTAGCAGCGGAATATGAAAGCCGATTCGGTAAACAGTTTGGAGCTGAAGAAATAAGCCTAGAGGGTTTAGCTACTGATGATACTTTAGAAATAGAATTGCCATTTGAAAACCCACAATTTGAGCGGTTAGATAGCAGTTTGGTACAATATGCGTATATTGTAGATAAAGATCAAGAGCCCTACAAGAATAAACCATTCCTTTGTTATTTGCCTACCATTGATTTAGGTAGTACTAACGGCATGATAGGCTTTAATACCGAAAATAGTTACACATTTGTAAGGTTTGCAAACATTCCTAGCCATTCTCAGACGTTAGAGGGTGGATTTACAGCTCAATTTGCAGCGGAATTTAGCGAATACAACGGTGGTTTACTTAGTGATAACTTTTATAGTAGGTTTTATTCGGACTATTTTAATGATTTATTTAATAAAAAGAGGCGTAAATACACGATAAAGGCGCAATTCACACCGACTTTGCTTACTAAAATAGCAATGAATGACCGCTTAATTATCAAAGGAGAGCGCTATTTAATTGATAATGTAGAGACAAACATAACAACTGGTGCTACTTCTTTAGTATTGCTAAATGATCTATTCACGGAATTAGATGCAAGTGACACAAGTAGCAGTTTAAGCGGTAAGAGTGGTGTATTTAACACTAACGGAAGTTTCTATTATATTGGAAAAAACGACTTCGCAATAGCTTTCACAGATTCGGACTGGATTACAATTGATTCACAGCCACCTTTAGTTAACTTTACATTAAGCGAAAACAAAACAGGACAAGACAGAGCTGGATTGATTCAAATTCAAGATGGATTAAGTGATCCTAGTTTCTTAGTATTCCAACCTGCTGGATCTAATTCCGCAAAGTTTGACAGCAATATAATAACATTTGACAATACAATAACAACCTTTTAAACAATGGCAATAGAAAGCATTAATCTAGGTACTGCACCTAATGACGGAACAGGAGACGATCTTAGAAGTGGTGGTAATAAAGTAAACAAGAATTTTGAAGAGGTGCTAACCTTTACAGGTGGAGCGCAATATATTGATGACTTTTACACTGCTTCTAATCCTTTAGTAATAACTAGCGGAAATACAGCTAAGCTAACTTGTAATAACGCTACGGTAATAGATGGCAATGTACCTCCTGAATTTAGTAACGGTATGTGGGATCCTACCATAAACAGACTCGTAGCTGTAAACGACAAAGACCGCTTTATTACTGAAATTAGATTCAAGGCAGAGTGTTCAGTTAATAACGGGCACTTTAGAATCGACTTAAATATAGATGGTTCGTTAGGCGTTATCAATTCTTATACTAATGTGTTTGCGAAAAGTAGCGGAATAGTTCAATTATTTAAAAATGACTTCATTTTATATTCAGGATCAACATTTATACAAAACGGTTGTGAGATTTTAATAACTGCTGAAAACGGTGATCTAGAAATATTTGATATTAAAATATTGCCAACAAGAATACATAAAGGCTACTAATGATTGCACAAACTATACGGGCTCTAAGAGATACAAATAAACGCACAGAATTAATAGAAGTGGCAAAGGGTAGGTATAAGTACCCTAGCAACTGGAATGAGTTTAAAAACGCTTTAAAATGGCTATTGAGAAAGAAATAAAAATAAATGTTGATACCAAAGACGCTGAAAAGTCGGTCGGTAAACTTAACGAAGGTGTTCAAGAAGTAGGCGAAAGCGCAAAGGAAAGCGGAGACAAAGCTAGCAAAGGTATAAACAAAGTAGAGAAGTCTAGTAAGGGTGCTAGTAAGGCTTCAAGATTACTTAGTAAAGGAGTTAAAGGTATTGGTCTAGCTCTTAAAGCGGCTGGGATTGGGATCGCTTTAGCTGTATTCGCTAAACTGGTAGAAGTTCTTACTAGCAATCAAAAGGTTGCAGATGGTTTAAGCGTTGTTTTCGGTACGGTCAGCAATGTGCTTACTAGTGTAGTTGGTGCTGTTGCAGATGCTGTTTCGGCTGTAAGTCAAGCTACAGGAGGTTTTGAGTCGTTAGGTAATGTTTTAAGCGGTTTGTTAACTATTGCTTTAACACCATTAAAGGGGGCTTTCTTTGCAATTAAACTAGGGCTTCAAGAAGCGCAGTTAGCTTGGGAGCAATCCTTTTTTGGGGATGATGACCCTGAAACGGTTAAGCGATTAAATGAGAGTATAAAACAAACCAGGCTAGATTTAGTAGAGGTGGGATTGGACGCTATCAAAGCTGGTAAAGATGTAGCTACTAATTTTAGCGGTGCGATAGATGAGCTTGGAGCGTTAGCAAATGAAGGTATAAATAACCTTAGTAAAGTTAGCTTAAAAGCTAGTTTTGAGCAGGCGAAAACAAGTAACCAATTAAGCAAGTCCGCAATATTAGCAGAAGCTAGGATACAAGGTTTAATAGAAAAATATGACCGCCAAGCGGAACAGTTAAGGCAAATAAGAGACGACGACCAACAGTCTATCGCTGATCGTATCAAAGCAAACGAAGAGCTAGGGCGTGTACTAGATGAACAAAACAAGAAGCAAGTCGAGCTAGCTAAAGTAAGAGTAGCACAAGCGCAACAAGAATTAAATAACAACAAGGGTAATGTAGAGGCTCAACGTGCTTTAATCGAAGCTCAAAATGAAGTATTAGCAATTGAAGCACAAGTAGAAGGTTTTAGGTCAGAACAACTAGTCAATAGAAACAGCTTATTAAGAGAGCAAAAAGACATTGTAAAAGAGCTTAATGAAATAGGGAAGTCTGATTTAGAATTAGCTAAACAAGAAGCTACTGATCTACGAGATGAACGTATAAGGCAAATAGAATTACAAGTATCTGATGAGGTAGAAAAATTTAGGCTACTTGCAGCAGCTCGAGAAGATTATAACAATACTATTTCTGAACTTGATGCAAAAGCAAAACAGGAGGAAGAGGAACGAGCTAAGGCTGCTGAAAAAATATCAGATAAAGAGGCAAAAGCAAAAATAAACAATGTTAACAAAGTAGGCGATACGATAGACGCATTTGCACAATTAGCCAACGCTAAAACAGCAGAAGGAAAAATACTAGCCGTTGCCAGTTCTACTATAAACACGTTTAGAGGTGTGTCGGATGCACTTGCAGCAAAAACTGTAACACCTTTTGAAACTGCTTTAAAGTTTGCTAACGCAGCCGCTATCGGAATTGCAGGTCTTAAAAATGTAAAAGATATATTAAAAGTTCAAATACCTGGAGGCGGTGGAAATGGTGGTGCAGCGGTTTCTAGTACGGCAACACAAGGCGGAACACAAGCACCTGCATTTAACCTTACCGCTTCTAGTGGTGTAAATCAAATAGCTGGAGACGTGCAAGGATCAGAACCATTACGAGCGTTTGTAGTAGGTTCTGATGTTACTAATCAACAACAAATGGATCGTGATACTTTCGGCCAGGCTGGGCTAGGATAGGTATAACTAAGTATATGAGCAATTAAAACGGCTCATATACGATTTGTTAGCACACATTATAACCAACACTAATTACAGTCTGAAACATCAGAAATTAATGCAAACTATAGTGTGTACTATTTTCTTTAATTTTCGGCTCAAATTAGTTGTAACTATAACAGTTGTTAATTTCTGTCAGTTTAATAACAAATTAGTTATTGTTAATTCTGTATTTAGTTATAACTAATTTCTTTACGTTTTATCAGAAATTAACGCTCACTATAACACAAACTAATTTCTGTACAATTACACACAAATTAGTTCATACTATTTTTCTATTTAGTGTAAACTAATTTCTCATATTTATGTCAGAAAATAGTTCAAACTAATTCGAGTAATAACACAAACTAATTTCTGTCGGATTCTCAAGAAATTAGTTGAAACTATAACCGACACTATTTTCTTATAAGTTGGTCAGAAATTAACACCAACTAATTTTGCATTTAGTGTCAACTAATTTGTTATACAAAACACAGAAAATAGTTTCAACTATAGTACAAACTAATTTGTTATATTTCTGTCAGAAATTAGTTGACACTAATTCGTAATTTAGTTATCACTATTTTCTTATATAATCTACAGAAAATAAGACCAACTATAGTTACAACTAATTTGTATAGTTTTAGTGAGAAATTAGTTTACACTATAACGACTACTAATTTGTTAAGGTTTTGACAGAAATTAGTGTAAACTATAAGAGTCACTAATTTGAGCCGAAAATCAAGAAATCAAAAAACAAATAACGTGTGCTAACAATGGCTATACGGCATTAAAACGACCGCATAGCCGTAGCCGTTATGCATTAAAACTACACCACAACACCGTATAACAGTAATAACTATTTACTGATTGTTTGCAAAGTAAAATGTTTTTTTAGTTCTTTTTTGCTAACTACTTTACTATCCCAAACATTATCAATGTCATACATTTCTACATCATTTTTTGAACCACCAAAAACTTTGTAATATATTTCAGTGTAATTGCTTTTCCATTTTTGTCCAATTCGTATTTTTTGATCCATATTTATAAAATTTAGTTATTAATTTCCGTTACTACTGTTATACAAATACCTTTGGTAGTAATGTTTATTTTTTCTCGCTTTAATATACGTTTTTGCGTATAATGTTGGTTATTATCATCATTTTATACCCTTTTGCGTATAATAAGCAACAAACACAAAATATAACAACGTATATAATTAATGCTATTGTTTGTTATTTCAATCAAAACGTACATATATGTGTACAATATCAATCAAAAATGTATAGTTATATGTACACGCACTAATCATATACTCGTCCGTTGTAGGTAATAAACCTACTAACCATTCAACCATTTATTATAAATCACATCATAATCAACATTCATTCTTTCAGCTAATTCAGAAAAAACCTTTTCTCTAACAATAGAATCACTCACATCCAAATAATCATACACATTTGGCAAGTTGTTTTTCAACTCTTCAAAAGTTGCTATCGGGTTTATTTCTTCTGCTAATTCATCTGTGGTAAATTCAGATTTGTACCAATTTTTTATATTTTCCATTTTGTTTAATTTTTTAGTTATTAAATCCGTAGGCTTACATACCCTAGCACGTTGTTAGCAACCGCCTAAAGACGTACTACTCATTATCTGCAACTTTGCAACCCTTAGAGCAGTATGTTTTACCACTGGTAGGATTTCCGCAATGATTGCAATTAGTTTCTTCTTTTTCCCAGCTTGGGTGTGTGTCTAAATCGTCGAACCAGTCACTCATGGCATATCGTTTTGCATGTCTTGTGCTAATTCGGTTAACCCTAAATCCGTAGCGGCATCGATTAACCATTCTCCGCTATGTGTGATGTAGTCTTGTTCTAAATCGATACTGTCAAACTTGTCTCGCATCAATTCGGTTAATAATTGTTTTGTTGTGTTTTTCATTTGTTTTGTTTTTAATTACAATGCAAATATAACAGTAAAGTTGTTAATAACAAGTAAAAAAGTGTTTTTTTTTAGAAATGTTATAGTTGTTACCATTATGTTGTTAATAGTGTAATAATTCAAACCCTTGCTATCATTGACTGTAATAATGTTATAATAGAAATCAATCAAAAGTTTTATATATTATTATATAGTTTTAGTTTCACACACATTTCATTTCTATAGATTGAGAAAAAGCGTTTTTATATTGTAACACTAACAACAGGCTCAAAAAAAAACACGCAACTATAGTTTTTCGTTACTATAGTATGAAGACGTATCAAATCAGTTATGATCCTGACCAAAATGAGGGTGTTTACGCACTTAGTGTTGTGAAGTCTCCAGCTATGGAGTCTAAATTCATCACGCTAAAAGAGCAGCAAAGCAAGCCGCTTAAACTTGCTACAATTTCAGAAGATCGCAGGGTATTAATGGGTATCGCTTTAATTCCTGACAAGCCTATTTACCGTAAAGACCCTGACATGGGAGAATACAACATCGTTTTCAGTAAAGACACTATAGAGAAAGCGGCTTACGATTTTATACGAAAAGGAAACAGCAATAATAGCACGATAGAGCACCAACTAGATTTGGGTAGTGATGCAGTTTCAGTTGTAGAGAGCTGGATCATAGAAGATGATGAAGCGGATAAGTCAAGAAAGTACGGATTTACAGAACCAGTAGGATCATGGGCGGTAACGATGAAGATACACGACGATGAAATTTGGGCAATGGCTAAAGCTGGAGAAATAGAGGGATTTTCAATAGATGGAATATTTAATTTAAACGAAGTAAAAATGAGTGAAGAAAAAAAGCCGACAAAGTTCGAGCAGTTCATGCAATTATTTGCAGAAGACAAGCCAGAGNCAGCTAAGGCAGCCGTAAAATTAGGCGAGGTAAAAAGCGCGGATGGTTCGGTAACAATGGAATTTGAAGGCGAAACGCTAGAAGCTGGCGTTAACATCGCTATTAAAGGTGAGGACGGTAACGTACCAGTTCCAGTAGGCGAATATGAACTAGACGGTGGTCAGTTGCTAGTAGTAGTCGAAGAAGGTGTAGTCGATTCAGTAGGCGAAAAGGTAGCAGAAGAAGAAGCTGAAATGTCAAATGCTGAATTTGATAAATTGTTAGATGCAATTATGGGTCTAAAAAAAGAAATGGCAGCGCAATCAGTAGAGCTAACAGAAGTTAAAACACAACTAGCAACTGTTCAAGCAAAGCCAGCTAGCGAGGGAATCAAACCGAAAGCAACTAAACTTTCAATAGAAAAAAAAGGAAAATTAACACTAGCCGAAAGACTAGAAAACTTAAATAAGTAAGAAATGGCAACAACAGTAGATATCACTACTAATTACGTAGGAGAAGTAGCAGGAGGCTATTTCTTAGAAATGGTAAAAGAAGCTAATACGATTAGCGATAATTTGATTCGAGTAATTCCTAACGTACCTGAAAACAACTTGTTTTTACGTCGTATGAATACTACAGATGATTTTGTAGATTATTCATGTGGGTTCACTCCTAGCGGCGAAGTTGATATAAATGAAAAGCAACTAACGCTTAAGAAAATCAAATCAGACAAAGAAATTTGTAAAGAAGAATTCAGACAATTATGGACGGCTGCCGAAATGGGCTTTAGTGCGTTTAACGATAACGGACTACCTAGCACAGAGCAAGGCTTTATGCTTACCGACATGGGTAACCGTTTAGCTCGTAAGATCGACAAAGACATCTGGCAGGGAGATGGTACAACTGGTAACTTGCAAGGTATCTTACCGTTACTTGAAGCAGATGCAACTGTTATAGACGTTGTTGGAGCTAGTGGAGGTATTACAGCGGCAAACGTAGAAGCAGAGCTAGGTAAGTTCATTGATGCACATACAGACGAAATTCTACAAGCACCTAACCATGTATTTGGAGTTTCTACGAATGTAATCAGAGCTATCAAAAGAGCTTACGGAACACAAGCAAGAAGTAACGGTACTTTCTTGAATCCTAACGAATTTGATTTTGAGGGTTACACACTAACTGAAATCAAAGGTTTGCCAGCTAGTAGAATGGTAGGATATAACCGTGACAACATCGTAATCGGTATGTCTGCACAGTCTGACTTTAACGAGATTCGTATTAAAGATATGGGAGATGTTGATTTGAGCGGACAAATAAGAACTAAGATGGTTTTATCTGCAGGTGTTGAATACGCTTACGGAGCTGAAATCGTTCTTTATACCCCAGCAGCGTAATGAGTTGTGAGATAGGAAAAGGACGCTTAGAGCCGTGTAAAAATACGCTAGGAGGGCTGAAAAATGCCTTCTTTGCGAATTTTTCAGAAGCTGATGGTGCGTTCACATTGACAGGGAATGAAGTAACAGACATAGGCGTAGGCTTAACGACTGTTTACAAATGGGACTTACTCGCTGACGGTAACACGTTAGATGAGGAGATGGTAGCAGATACTAGTGCAGGGACTAGAGTTAATACACAAACTTTAACTTTGGCACTTAAAAAGCAAGATTTAGCGACAGCCGAACAGATTGATTTAATCGCAGCAGGTCGTCCTGTGGTTATTGTTCAAGATCGTAATGATAACTATAAGGTAATCGGTATAACTGAGGGCTTAAATTTAACTTCTGGTAGTGCTACTAGTGGAGGTGCAAAGGCAGACTTTAACGGTTATAACTTAACGTTAGTGGGAACGGAAGGCGCTTATGCTCCTTTCTTAGATGCTGCATCGGTTACGGCGTTATTAGCTTTGGTCGACGCTACTCCAATTGATCCAAGCGTATAATAACATTTTGTTTTGTTTCAAGAAGCCTCTTACTAAGGAAATTGTAAGGGGTTTTTTTATGTTTTAAAAACAAAAAACACTTACTTATCGTTAATATAATATGAAAGTATTTAAGCCTGAAAACAATCCGCTTCATACGCTAGTGTTCATACCTAGTTCTTACCTTGTTTCCGCTAGTTTAAGCATTGACGGTGTAGAGCTAAACTCTTCTTTGCCTATTACGACAGTAGATGGTTATTCATCTATTGATTTTATTTATAATTTTAAAGAGGGTCAGCAAGCTGAATTGGAAGTGGGCGATATTTACAAAACAAAAGTATTTGCAACGGATCAAAGCGATTTANGCGGCTATGTAATTAACCCTGTTAACGGTAATGTGATAGATTTATGAAAATTATACAATTAAACAACTACGTTAAACCTGTACTTGAAGAAGTAAGAGGTAAAGAGTGGGTTTTAAACGGTAAGAATAACGATTATTTCGATTATGTTAAAGACCGCTATATTGGCAGCCCTACAAACGCAGCTATTATAGACACCTACAGATCATTAACTTTCGGTAAAGGTTTAGCAGCTAAGAACGCAGGTAGAAAGCCGTTAGAGTGGGTAAAACTGCTTTCTATATTAGACAAAAAAGACTTAAAAAAGATCGTTGATGAGTTCATTTTGCAAGGAAATGCAGCTTTTCAAGTGATTCAAAACAATCAGGGAAACGAGCCAGCAAAGATAAAGCATATACCTGTTAAGACATTAGCACCTCAAAAGGCAAATGAAGATGGAGAAGTAGATGGTTACTGGTATTGCACAAGCTGGAAAGATTACAGAAAATCGGAATTTGAGCCACAATATTTTGAAAAGTGGACGCCTGAAACAAAAGCTGAAATTAGCATCGTTTACATTAATGATTGTGAAAGCGATATAAATTATTATTCTTTACCTAAATACCAAAGCGGATTGCAATATGCCGAAATGGAGGAGGAAGTAAGTAATTACTACATAAACCATATTAAGAACGGTTTTAGCTTTGGTTATGTTGTTAATATGAACAATGGCATCCCTGCCACTGAAGAGGATCGCTACGAAATAGAGCAAAGAATTAAAAACCAATTGACTGGTAGTTCTAACGCTGGTAAAATGGTGATTAGTTTTAACAATGGTAAGGAAGCTGAAATCACGATAGTGCCAATCGTAGAGAATAGCAGCCATAAGCAATGGGAAACGGTTAACAAAGAAGCTGAAGAGAAACTTATGCGCTCTCATAGAGTTGTTAGCCCGATGCTGTTTGGGATTAAGAATAATACAGGATTAGGAAATAATGCGGATGAATTAGATACGGCTCTAAAACTGACTATGGACATGGTTATAAACCCTGTTCAATACTTTATATTGGACTTTATAGATCCAGTATTGCAAGCGGCTGGAGTTAATTTAGATTTATATTTTAAGCCTATTAATGAAGATGAACTAAGACAGGAAACAAATGGTGTTGAAGTTACAGATGAAGAACAAGCTGCAAAAGAAGCAAGCTATAACGGTGCGCAAGTTACAAGTGCGTTAGAAATATTAACAGCCGTAAATGAGGGGAGAATGACAGAAGAACAAGCTGTTGTCTTTCTTGTTCAAATGTTGCAATTTGATGAAGATACAGCTAGGTCTTTATTTAAAACAAAAACAGCTACAGCTTTAAGCGAAACTGAAATAGATGGTTCAAAATTCTTAATTGATTTAGGCGAGGATGAACCGAATGCAGATGAGTGGGAGTTGATTACAGAAGAAAAGATAAAGGGAAGACCTTTACAAGATGCAGCATTACAATTAGCAGCGTTACCTAGCACACCTCGAAATAAGAGTGATCAGGACAACGACTTATTTAAAGTAAGATATGTTTATGCAGGAAATAAAACGGGACAACGTCAATTTTGCAAAGATATGTTAGCGGCTAAAAAGGTTTATAGATTTGAAGATATAGACGCTGCAAAAAATAAAATAGTACAAGCTGGAATGGGTCCTAATGGAGCTGATACTTATGATGTCTGGCTTTGGAAAGGCGGCGTTAATTGCAAGCATTTTTGGGAACGTAGAGTGTATTTAAGAAAAAACAATAAACGTATTTCAGTTAATGAAGCAAGGCGTAGAATTTTAGATTTAGACCCTAGCGATAGAGCAGAATTTAGATTACCTGAAAATGACAAAAAAGTAGCTAAACGCCCTCATGATATGCCTAGAGGTGGCAGGTTACCGAAATAAAATTAAAGCCCCTATCTAATTGGTAGGGGTTTTTTGTTACTCACACTATTCTGTACTGCCTTTTGCAAAATTTCATTTTATAAGTTTTCAAATTTAAAACAAATATATAACTTTTTTCGTTAATATAACATGGCAGATCAAGCATTATTTATAACTCCAGCGGAATTAGTTAAGAACACGCCTATCGGTGGTAATGTCGATAAGGATCGTTATACATTTCTAATTTACGAAAAGCAACGCTTTTTAATTGAGGATATTCTAGGAACGGCACTATATGATAAAATTGCAGCGGATATACTCGCAGGCACACCCTTAACAGGTCATTATTTAACGATTCATGTAGAGTATTTAAAGTCTATTCTATACGCTGCGGTGTTTGCTGAATACGTCTTAATGGGTCAATACAACGTTCAAGATTCAGGAATATACAAAGCAACGCCAAACAACAGTGAAAGCGCTCCAGTTGATGAAGTTAGGTTTCTAGCTACTAATTATGAAGCAAGAGCAGACGTATGGATTGGGAGGTTAAACAAGTATCTATGCGATAAAGGGAATGAGATTCCTGAATATAGAGATAGCCAGCCTAATGACTACGATCAGAAACCGCAAAGAGATGTGAATATGGTCGGAGGTTTCTATTTACCTACTAAGCGAGTTAAGAAGTGGTACTATGAGGATATTTAGGGGTCGCTTAGAACCATGCAAAGACAATTTAGGCGGTATAAAAGAGGTTTATTTGTTTTCGTATGATTACGATAAGGCAAAGTTAGCAACTGGCAAGCGTGGTGTATCAATTACTAGCTACCCTAGCACCATCATTTTCAAATATGATGTTAAGGACGGTAATTTTACAGAAAACAGGAGTGATGAGTTAGGCGATTGGTCGCAAGATTTGAGCTTTACACTACATAATCAAAACGCATTGGATTCTTTTGAGATTGAGAAATTGATGAGATTAGAATTAGGCGTTATCATTTTAGAATGGAGTGGTGTTTATAGGCTTATTGGTGCTGAAAACGGTTGCAATATTGATAGCTCAAAGGTTTCAAGTGGTGGCGGTCATGCAGACTTTAACGGTTACAATATAGCTATAAGCGGAAAAGAGCGATATAAGTCCCCTCAAATAGTAGATTTTGCAAATAGTGGGTTTATAATTGACAGCGGTAACAACTATTTATTAAGTGATCTACTAGAAATATTAACAGATAGCTTAGGCAATAGATTAACATACATATAATGGCAGATAAGAAATTTAAAGATTATTATAACGAATTAACCGAAGCTTCGGCTATTCCAAGCGATGGTAAACTATTGTTGCAAACAGGAACGGATGAACCTGAAAAGATTGATGTAGGATTAATCACTGCAAAGTCAGCAGACAGCGATAGATTAGGCGGTCAGTTACCTAGTGAATTTGCAACATCAGCACAAGGAGCGTTAGCAAGTAATTCTGTGCAATTAACAGGAGATCAAGATATTGATGGAGTTAAGACGTTTAATGATGATGTTAAAGTCTTTGGTAACGTAGGAATAGGAACAACAAGTCCTAGTAAGAAACTTCACGTTGATGGTGACGTATTAATCACAAGCTCACAAGCTGGTACTAATCTTATATTAGATAACACAGGTATAGGAGATCCTATTGTTAACTTTGCGTTAAGTGGTGTTAATAAATTCACTTTAGGAGTTGATGACAGCGATAGTGATAAATTTAAAATAGCAACTGGTTCAGGACTATCAGCAGCTTCCGAATTCACCATAGACTCTTTAGGAAACGTAGGTATAGGAACAACTACACCAAGTGAAAAACTTAGCGTAGTAGGTAAGATAGACCTAAACGATGGTAGTAATAGAACTATTATAGGTACTAGTGCTGGTGGGACAGGTGGTAATCAATCAGCTTTTGGATCTGTTGCAGGTTATCTAAACTCAGGTGGTAATCAATCAGCATTTGGTTTT